CTTGCCGACAAGTATAGGGTCGCAACTTCTAGAATTAATAACCTTATGCAAACATCTGTTAAACAGGAAGTTCGTGCTGCTCCTTACGACTTTGCTGCTGGTGCATATCATGCAAAAGAAGGTGAGAGAATGTTTTTCATAGTTAACTTCCTTCTTACCACACTCATAAGAATGATCATGGGTCCCTTTTCATCTACCGGCGGTGTTGGCACTCCGGAAAAAAATGTTCCGTCAGCCGTTGGCATGTCTTTCTTTGGTGAGTCCGCAATAGCATTCGTCAGTGAAATGACAAAAATGAAAGCTTCTGACCTTAATTTCGTCTCGTCGAAAGATCAACTTGACTCTAAGTTGGCCACATTGAACAAAACCATTCTTGATAAGTGGATAATTGCTGAAAGCGACATCTCGAAGTGGGATGTGTCCATGTTGGCTTCACTTTTGTCTTCTGTTTCACGATCTTTCCTGCCCTTTTTCAAGATGAGGAAAGATTACACTGGAATGAATTTCATGGCGATTTTTGCCCGCTATATTGAATGCCACAAATACAAGGTTTTCAATTGTCCATCTGGCGAAGGTTGGTATGCTGTCGCATCTAGTATGATGAGTGGCTCTTGGGACACCAGCTTTATGAACACTATGTGCAACTATGTGTCGCAAGTTGTTTGCATTATGGAAATCATGCCTGGCTTTTTCGAGCGTAGTGATTATCATGACCATATTTCAATTAAAGTATTTGGTGATGACAACTTGTCTTTTTACTCACGCAAGCATGGTGATGGAAGGGTTGGAGATGGACTTTTCACTGAAGAAGATCTCAAGAAATTGCCAGAAGTTATGGAAAGGTTGTTCAGATTCAAGATTCCTGAGGACGAGTTTGTTCTACACAAGCAATTTGTCAATGTTACTCAGCGTAATGCTATGTCTACGGATCGAGTTAAGTGTCCAGTTCATGGTTCGTACGTTCCATCATGTGGAACATGTCAAGGTCGTTACGATGGCACTCAGTACCCCACATTCTTAAAATTTAAGTTGGGATTGGTCCCTTGTAAGCGTTGTACTCGCACTGCTTGGAGTTCAGCCAAGGAGGTTGTTTATCATTGGGTTTTTATCCGGGAAGGCTACAAAACTTTGCCAAAATTGTTTCTTGATAGTGGCAAGGAAATGTCGCCAGAAAAACTGAAAGCAAAATTGATTGGTTATGTGTGGACCGTTGGTGCCAACATTGGTACTTACAGAGTTCTCAAGGAAATTTGGGACATAAACATGAAAGAATTGCCGCAGTGGTCTGACTTGGATGTTGTTCCCAATGATTTGACCGAAATTTCTATGCGATTTGACATTGCCAATGATTTCTGGGCTCAAACCGATTTCAATGAATTTCCTGACTACGATGTTGTAATTGATCGTATGGTCTGTCCAGCCCTTCATGGATCTGGACCTTACAAGACCAAAGCTGTTGCCTTTTATGCCAGCTATGGTGGATTTGTGAGGTATCAAAATTGGGAAGAAATGCGACACATCTACAACAAGTAATGTTGAGATATGAGGATGAAGAAACCTGTCGAAGACAGCAAAAGACTTCACAACAGTGGGCCGTTATATTAACGACCTGCTGCTGTGCATAACTTTTACAGGTACATACCCT